TGCACGAGTACTACTACGTTAGATACTCCTGGTCAAGGAACTGTTTTTATTAATGGGATATTAGCAGCAAGGCAAGGCGACCCAACAGTAAGTCATACTACATCACCACCATTATGTCCAGCGCATGTAGCTAATGTTAATGTGGGTTCTGGAAATGTGTTTATATGTGGAAGTAACGCAGCAAGGGTAGGGGATTCAGCTGATGCAGGATTGATGGCATCAGGTTCTAGTAATGTATTTATTGGTGGATAATAGATATAAATAAGATATATGGCACAGATAGCACAAACATACAATTACTCTGATGTGGATTTTATTTATAAAGTAAATCCTAATACAAATGATTTATCTATTAAAAAAGGTATTAATGCGGTTAAACAAAGCGTATTAAATATACTTAGAACTAATCATGGGGAACGCCCATTCAACCCATTCTTTGGAGCTAATTTAAGATCATTTTTATTTGAAAATATTAATTATGTAACCGCGGCATCAATGTCAAGTCAAATAAAATTAGCAATTGCTAATGACGAGCCTAGAGTAAAGGTTTTAAATATTAATATAAAAACCTTCCCCGATAGACATGATGTACAAATAACATTAACAATACAAATAATATCTACGAATGAAACTATGGATATTGGAACCACTTTAGAGAGATTACGATGAGTACTAATAGAAGAATTAATGCTAGTGAATTAGATTTTAATAATTTAAAAAATAATCTAATATCATACATGCAAGAGCAGCCTGGAGCGTTCCAGGATTATAACTTTGAAGGTTCTGCAATGAACACAATGATTGATGTATTATCTTATATCACTCATATCAATGCGGTTAATGCTAACTTTGCTCTTAATGAAACATTCCTTGATACTGCACAATTAAGAGAAAGTGTTGTATCACATGCTAAGTTACTTGGTTATACCCCAAGATCAACTAAATCATCAATAGCTACGATCAATATAGAAATGGTTAATCCTATTAATGTACAAGATGATGCGGGTAATTGGTTACCATTAAGTATGGAAAGAGGTACTAAATTTACTACTACTATTAATTCAATAACACACAATCTTATTGCAGAATCTACTCATACAACTACGCGTGATAGTGATGGTAAATATATCTTTAACAATGTTAAGTTAATGCAAGGGCAATTGAATGAACGTACATATGTGTATGATGAAACAGGGTTTGAACATTATGTTCTTCAAGATAATTATGTAAATACAGATACTATTATTGTTGAAGTATATGAAAGTTCTACATCTACTGATTATGAAACATTCTCAAATATCCCAAATATTATTAATATTGATTCTCAATCAAGTGCGTATTTCTTAGAAGAAACTAGAGATGGATTTTATGAAATTAAGTTTGGTGATGGTGTAATTGGTAAAAAATTAACACCAGGTAATATTATTAAAATTAGTTACCTCACGGTAGGCGGTGAAGATATTAATGGAGCTTCAGAATTTTCATTAGCTGATTCAATTAATGGGAATACTGCGGTTATACTAACGACTAATGAACGTGCAAACGGCGGGGCTGCAGCAGAGAGTATAGATTCAATTAAATTTAATGCTCCGTTAGGATTTGTTGCCCAAAATAGAGCAGTAACACCAGATGACTATAAAGGTATTATTCAAAACTCTTATGGTAATATTGATACGTTAACTGTATGGGGTGGTGAAGATAATATCCCACCTGATTATGGAAAGGTGTACGTTTCTATTAAGCCCCTTAATGGTGAAGTGCTAAGTGCCGAAGAAAAGGCAACTATTACGGGTATGCATTTAAAACCAAAGAATGTAGTATCAATTACACCTATACTTGTTGATCCGGATTATACATATATTAATTTAGAAGTATACTTTAAATACAATCCTAATGTATCAAATATCACGGTGAATTCATTAGCAGAAAATATTAGAAATGTAATTGATAGTTAAGATAATGACAATTTAAAATCATTTGGTGGCGTGTTTTGAAGCTCAAATTTACTGCAATCAATTGATAATACAGATGTATCTATTATTTCAAATATTACACGTATAACAATGTATAAGAAATTCGAGCCGGTTATTGGTGAAGAGAAATTTTATGAATTTAATTTCAATCAACCTATTACAAAATTAACTAGTTCCGATTCGCATATATCATCTACTAAATTTATTTTTAATAATGAAATTTGTTCATTAGCTGATTATTATAATGAAGAACAAAATAAATATGTTATTCAAATTATTACGGATGATAACCGTATCCAAGATTATGATGTGGGTTATGTAGAACCGGCTATTGGTAAAGTGGTATTAGAAGGATTTAATTTAGATTCAATTGTAGATATTACTAGTACATTAAAAATTATTACTAAACCAGCTTCAGGCGATATAGCTCCAATGAGAAATGAACTATTGACAATTGATACTAACAATGCTAAAATTATAGGTGAAATTGATACAATGGTTATTGGTGGTACAACAGCTGGTATTGATTATACAACGGTAAGTAACTAATGAATATTAATGTATCTTCATTTGTAGATGATCTAGTACCAGAGCATATAAACTCTAATTACCCTGAGTTAGTTGAGTTTATAAAGGTATACGCATTATACTTAGAACATAAAAATAAATCTAGTTTTTATTTAAACCAATTAGATCACCAACGGGATATTGATTTAATTGAAACTAGATTATTAGATGAATTACAAAATGAAATTGGTACCCCAATTCCCCGCACATTTGCGGCCGACCATAGATTATTTTATAAACATCTTACTGAGTTTTATAGATCTCGTGGTACGCCAGAATCTATTAAAGGATTCTTTAAATTAATATATGATGATGAAGTTGAAATATATTTTCCAAAAGATGATATGCTTATTCCATCTGATGGCAAATGGCATGATTATAAAGAAGATGTAATATTACACCCGGAAAATTATACACCATCTTATACTTGGACAATTACTGAGGCTTCATATGTTATTGATAAACATGATGATCGAGGATTCATTGTTAAATTAGATGATGATGTAATTACAGTAAATGGTGCATATAAAGCACCAGACCAAGAAATGTATGTAATGAATGGTGGTGGTATGCACCCTCATGATCATTGGATGCATAAATTAACATTCGAAGAAGAATTACAACCAGGTGATGTAGTAGAAGTATATCGTAGAGGATTGTTTACTACCCCTGACGGTATGGCTTCAAATAAAAAATATATTCAAGATTCTTATTTTTATCAGAAGTTTTCTTATGTATTAAGAACAGGTAAAAATATTGATGAATGGAAGTCTGCATTTACAAGATTGATTCATCCAGCAGGGTTTATATTCTTTGGTGAAATTATTATCTTTATTGAAATGATGGCATCTAAGTTACGTCATTTCCACCCCGGGTATCAAGCGAGTGGTGTGCCATTTACTATTAATATAATGCCTGTTGTGCTTAATATGGATCCAAATGAATTGGGAACATATATAGAAAAAGAATATACATATCTTAAATCACTTAATACAAATCTAGACCTTTGGGACCATTTTGAAAATACAAAATTTTTCAATTGGAGACCAATATTAGATTTCAAACAATTTACATTTGAAGATGTTATAAATAACCGTATAGGCACTCAAATTGGATGTCACGTGGAAATATCATAAGGAGTATATAATAAAATGTCCGCAATTATTACAAATAAATTTAGGTTAGATGCCACTCAAAATTTTGAGTCAAGCATTAAAACAGGTACTGATAAGTACTATATTGGATTAGGTAGATCCACACCATGGTTAGATGGTAATGGAAATATTAATGATACCTCTCCATATGAACCTTATGAAATGGATGGAACTACTAATGATGCGTGGGATCATTTATATGCTACAAAAAAATTAGATGTAATTGATATTATTGCATCATCGCCAAGATACCTTTGGATTTCCGGTGTTGTATATAGCGAGTATGATGATCAAGATACTTCTATTGAAAGTAAGCAATACTATATAATTACGGATAATAATAACGTTTACATGTGTCTTAAATCTGGTGGAATTTCCACTACCAACCCGGACATTGCTGGCGTAACTACAGCAGGTGTTATTGACCAATCAAGCACTGATGGATATATTTGGAAATATATGTTTACAGTTCCGGTTGATGTAGCTTCTAAATTTTTAACAACTTCATTTATTCCAGTTCAACAACTATCTGTTGAGCCAGATCCAGATGATGATGTAGCATTAATTAACCAATGGTCTGTACAAGATAATGCTATTGATGGAGCCATTTATAATATTAAAATTGTTAATATGGGGGTAGGATATAATACAGCGCCTACAGTTACAATTGAAGGTAATGGTACAGGCTGTGAAGCTATAGCTGAACTTGATAGTAATAATAATTTAACTAATATTAAAGTTACTAATCCTGGTTCTGGCTATAATAATGCTGTTATAACATTGACAGGTGGTGGTGGTTCTGGGGCAATTTGTAGAGCTGTTATTGGGCCTAAAGGTGGTTACGGTAAAGATCCCCGTAATGATTTACGTAGCCATTATATTTCTATTAACAAAGTATTTAATGGTGACGAAAATGGTGATATCCCATCAACTAATGACTTTAGGCAAATTTCATTAATTAAAAACCCTATAGATACTAGTACAAGTGCTGTGGCAGAATCTAATGTATATAATACTACAAAATCTCTTGAAGTAGCATTAGGAGGAAGTTATCCTGTAGATAGTATTGTAGTAGGTACTGAATCAAATGCTAAAGGTTTGATTGTTGAATATGATGGCACTAATGGTATTATATACTATGTTCAAAATGCTGTTACTGGATATAATGAATTTAGTATTAATGATTTGGCTAGGTTATCTACTGAAACTACTGGTGGACAAGATGTAACGGCAGTTAATAATTCAGAAATTGAAACGTACTCAGGTGATATTATTTTTATGGAAAATAGAACACCTGTAAGTAGAGGCACAGATCAGATTGAAACAATTAGATTAGTTATCGCATTTTAAATTAGGAATAAGAAATGGCAATTAAAT